GTGCAATTCCATCTTGGTGCCGGGTGTCACGAAAGCACGGTAGCGGTTGAGCAGTGCGCCCTTGATGTTGAGCAAGGTGCAAGACATCTGCGAGACCTCGCTGCCGATGCTGAATTTCACCGAACCGTCGATAAACGAATTTGTGATGTCGGTCGGCAGCATATACATGACAAACCGATGGTCGCCCTCAGCGCTCCAGAACCCGTATGCACCGTAATGCGCCACTTTCTTGATGCTCGGATACGACACCGTTTCATCGGGTGAAATCCTGCCGGTTTCCGTATAAGTCAGGCTGTCATACAAACCGAGAACCGGGTCCGCTGTGCTGCCCTCGACGGTGCCATCTGCGGTTAGGTATATGAAACGGAGCAGGTTGTCCGAGGTGTGGATCACCTGCGGATACAAGCCTGCTCCGGTATCAAGGGTATATTCAAATGTCAGCGTCATGGCGTCACCCCCTTTGCAGCTGAACTGAGTAGGTGAAGCGCAGCAAGTTGTTCGCGGTCTTAAACGGGTACTCAAGCGCAAAGCTGGCTGTGATCGACGCACCTGCCGCAGGCGGTGTTGTGAACTTCAACCCCGGCACGGTCTTCCCCAAAAAGAAGGTTGAACCGAAGCTCTGTCCGTCCCTTGTCGGAAAGCTCTGGTAATATAAATTGTATGTCCAGTTATAGCTGACACTGCCTGCTACGGTTAAGGTTTCTACCTGTTTTGTTCCCGCATTGCCTGCGGCGTCAACGGTGGATGTCGGTATGGCGGTCAACCCGGTGCAAGTATCATTTGCAATGCTGATATTCAGGGTAGGATCATTATCCGCAGCCACTTTAGCGGTCAGACGTACATATCTTCCGTTATCTGGACTGATTGTAAAGAAGTCCGTGATATCGGAGTTTTGTGCGAGAGCAGCGTTTACCTTTGTCGCAACTACTGTCGAAGAGTCTCCGCTTGTAACCGGCACCGAAAGGGTGATCGGGGAGTTTACCATTCCAGCAGCCGTTACGACAACTGTTGCGTTTCCTGCAGTTCCTATGGTTCCACTCACATAGATATTTTCCTGTTGCTTTACGGCGGCTACTCCGGCAGTCGTATTGGTCGAAGTTGAAATCGTGGTCAGCCCAAAGCAAGTCCCGTTTGAAAGTGCGATATTCAAGCTTGAAACATTCGCTACTGGCGTTTTAGCGGTTAAGATCACATCCGTATCTGAGACCGACGCGTCATATACAGCTGAAATATTCGCATTGTCTTCAATGGCTGTTTTTATCTTGCTTGCTACAATGCTCGCGGTATCAGATGAGGCCACGGGCACTGATAGAGTGATCGGCGAACCTGTCATGCCGCTTGATGTGACGACAACAGTGGCATTGCCTTCGCCACTTAAAAAGACTCTCCAGTACCTCGCCGATACTTCTGTGAATTTCCAGACCTGACCCGTCCTCGAAAGCCCTGATACATCCGTCCAGTCTGCATCATTTGTTGAATACTTAATTTTAAGAGTATCGAGCCTTGCGGACGGTACGGTCAGAATATCAATCTTCAGTGTGTTACAAGGTTTCGACGAACCGAAGTCTATTTTAATTGGGTTTGCGTCACTTACCACGCAGGAGGAAGGATACATCGTATCATCATAACAATCCCACCAAGCTATGGGGTCACGATAATTACGACCTGAGTATGGCGCTTTTGACGCAAGGTCTCCGAACGTCACCCCGACCTCCTTGCAGGTCATCGCCGCCGTATGGTAATTTTCATACCAGTCGCCGCAGTTGTTCTCCAAATCCACCGTATAGTCCGTGCCTTCTGTCATTTCTGTATCGTTTACAAAAATGCGAACGGTACCGGACTGTATCAGCGGGCATTTCATACTGAACTCGGTTGTAACCCCGTCTCCTTCACCGATGACGAGATGGTCGACCGCATAAGGCGGGAAAACGTCATGGTTAGGAAAGGTAAACGCACCGACCCCTGCGACACCGAGATGCTTGACAAGCCGATTGTTGCACTCGCTGTCAAGGAACGTGGTGACGGGCAGGTCGTACTGGTAGGTAGTTGTATCGCCGGTACCGCCGCTGAAGGAATAGCTTTTACTGCCGTGATACTTCACGCTCATATCCGATGAGTAATCTACCGGGAAGCGGGAAAAGCGTACATACCCGTCCGTGCTGCCGGTAAGCAGCCATCGGAACAGATAATTGCTCTCAGCCGAGGGATACACCCCGTTTACGCCGAAGCCAGATGGAGTGCAGGTAGCGTAGAAGGTTGCGGTTATATACACCACATCTGTATCAGTCTTTGCGATGGCGATCTGGTTCCCTTCAGAATCCTGCAGCATGGCGTGGGACATGATGTAGTAATAGGATGAAAAGGTGCCACTGTAATAACCTTCGAGAGCCACCTCGGTAATGGTAGAGCCGTTGCAATCTGTCGCTTCCAGCTTGATCTGCTTTGTTGTGTGCGAAGTTGGATATTCATAAACCGTTTCCAGCGTCGTCACGGCTTTACGCGTCAGATGCGAAAAAAGGGCGGTATCCGTAACTGCAGGTGTTCCCGTTCCGGTGCCAACTGCAATGTATCTGAACAGGTCTGTCGTTTTACTAAGAGGAGAAGCCGTCAGCCTGCTGTTAAAATAGTAGTTCGTAATGACGTTGAAGCCGACTGCTGTCTGCTTGATTTTACCGTTTACGGCATCGACGACCTTAACATCAAAACGGTTGTGAAGAACAGCTCGTTCTTGTATCTTCATTTTGAAAACCTCCTAAATCGGTAATGTTGAAACAGGCTGCAGACTTACAGACGAAGCCACAACCGCAATGACAGCCGTATGCGTAGGCTGGTAACACTCGGTGAAAACAGCCTCGTCAATCCAAACTTCCGCCGAAATCGTGGATATGGCTGCAGTCTCATTTTCATAAGTGAAGTAGTCCATAGTTTCTGCGGTAGCGACAGCACTCAGCGCGGGCAGGAACCATTTTTGTGAGCCGAGCTTGTAATACCAGAGTGAACGGTATTCCGGCATCGTAATTGTTACAGCCACAGTTCTACGAATATCGGCGCTCGTATATAGAACAAGCGCCTGCTCCTCGCTGTCATAGGAAGCAGAGGAAACGGTCACCCCGGAAACGGAGAGTGTGCATTTCACCGGGAATCCCGCATCGATACTTCCGTTCAAAGGCTTTGTAAGATGGATTTTAAAGCCATAACAAACAAAGCCTGTATCGCGGTTCAGTTTTTCCACCGAGGCCACGGAGACTTCTTCCGTGTCCGGTTCATCCAACAGGATATAGGGATAAGCGGTATTCCCTGATGCGTACTCCTTATTCAGCGTGTCCAGTTCGGTTATATCGGAAATCCACATCTTCACATTGGAAGCGTTGATATGGACTGTTTCCGGCCGGACGCTCATTCCGGCATAGTTTCGGTGAGTAAGTGCCAGCAGCATCCGACCGCTGTTATGAGTCAAAAACCCGATGCGGAAATCGTTTGTTCGGATAACTGATAGCGTCGTGTTTCCCGTACCAAGGGTGGATACTTCATGCTCTGCTTCCCAGACATAAGAGCCGTTCTCCTGACAGCAGAGCGCACGGTAATATACCGATCCGTTTTTGAGATATCCAATAATCAAGCCTTGGTCAAGGTCTTGTTCGACGCTGGACTGCCAGCCCTTGCAGGCAGATATCTGTGAAACATCGGTGGCAAGAAGTACAGCATTATCGCTGTCCCGCCAGACCTGAACATAGAGGTTTTCGTCACGGACATAAAAAATATACGGGTATTCCTCGGTTTGAAGGTAATACCATTCCTTTTCGGCGTTCATTTTCCACACGCCGTTAAATTCAATCGCCACATCAGTCGCCGTGCCAAGTGTCCACTGGTGCTCCCACGGATACTCTAAGCCAGCCGGGAACTTCCGTTTATATATCTTTGCGACACCATCGTCCAAACAGATGGCATAAGCAAGAGATAAATCGGATTCGCCGGCAGTCTGGCGCACAGCCACATCTCCGAAAGCCGGAGCAATATCTTCGTGAATCGGCTCGGAGAGCAGCGAATTGACGGAGGTCTGTGTGGCTACCACACGGAGTTTTACTAAGCTGTCCGTGTTTTCTACCTTGAAGCGGTTAGCATGTTTTTCTTTCAGCGCCGTTGGTATGCTTCTCATGGGTCGCTCACCTCGCTTACCGCCGCAAGGGTGGCTGTGACCTTATACCAGCCAGCCGCTTGATAATCAAAGTCGCCGAGTTCAACAATCCTCCCAGTGAAAACGCCCTGCTTTACTGAGCATTCAAGCAGCGGAACGCTGTCCTCGGCTTCCATCAGCGCGGCTTTCCCGGCTTCATTAACATAGAGAGTCAGCTCGTAATGTACGGTCGGCGAACCGAAACGGGTCAGATACTCCGTCCCGTCAAGGGCTGTCTGCACCGTGCGGATGACCTCCTGTGTTTTTCGGAAGCTGACAAAGCGCGTGATGATTTCACTTGTCTCCGTATTTTTCAAATAACTCATATACGCACCTCCTGTCTGAGCCGGTCGATGATAATATCCACGACAGAGGTCATTTCACCGGCGGAATTGACGCCTTCCACCCTAATTGTGCCCGTGTGGTTGTAAGTCATGGATGGGGTTCCTGCATAGGCGGGTTCAAGCCCCGCAAAACTCGCTGTTATACCGAAGTCGGTGGGGATAGCCTTTTTCATGTCCTTTTCCACACCCGACATCGCCTTCATAAAGCCCACGCCTATACCTTCGCCCATGTTTCCGCCAATTCCAGCGAACACAGTGGAGGGCGAATGGATACCCAACAGGCTTTTCGCACCGTCCACAATACCGGAAAAGAAACCGCTGACCTTATCTGCAATCCACGAGCCGAGAGATTTAATGCCTTCCCATAGACCTGTCACGATGTTCTTGCCGATTTCAAATACCGCACTGACCGCTTTCCCAAGGCCGACCACAATGGCGGTGATAATCTCAGGCAACTTTGCCACAAGCTGGGGTATGGCTTTTATCAGCCCAAACGCAAGTTTTATGGTAAGTTCAATGCCCATCTCAATGATGAGCGGCAAGTTGTCGGTAATAAAGTCAATGATAGTCATGATGATTTCGGGCAGGGCGTCAATCAGTTCCGGCAGCGCGTTCAGCAACCCTTCCGCAAGCCCCTGTATAATGGCAAATGCCGCTTCAAGGATTTGATCCATGCTGTCCAAAAGACCCTGCACGATGGTGATAATCGCCTCAACCGCCGCAGGAATCAGTTCCGGCAAAGCGGAACCAAGCCCCATCACGAGGGCGGTAATTAACTGTACCGCCGCATCAATGAGCAATGGCAGGTTATCAATCAGAGCACCTACAATAGTCAACACCGCATCCACGGCAGCTGGGATGAGTTCAGGCAAAAGACTGAGGAGTGTTTCAAGCACCTGCGTAAATAGGTCAACCACCGTGGAGAGCAGTGTCGGCAATAAGTCCCCGATTGCCTTAAGTATACCGTCAAGGGCAGGCGGCAGAGCCTTGACGATATTCTCAATGACAGGCACGATGTTTTTCACCACGTGCCCGAACGCCTCGACCACATTGCCTATTAACAGTTCAATGTCTGCATCGGCGTTGCCAAGCCCTGCCATCAGGTTGCCGATGGCCGACTGCATACCAGCCATAGAGCCGCTGATGGTCTCCGTGGCTTCCTTGGCCGTCGTCCCGGTGATGCCCATTTCGGTTTGGATGACGTGGATTGCTTCGGTCAAATCCGAAAACGAGGACAGGTCATATTTGATGCCGGAGATTTTCTCGGCGTCGGCGAGCAACCGCTCCATTTCAGACTTGGTGCCGCCATAACCCAGCTTCAGATTGTCGAGCATCGTGTAGTTTTGCTTGGCAAAACCTTGGTATGCCGTCTGAATAGAGGACAAATCTGTGCCCATTTTATTGGCGTTGTCTGCCATGTCCGTGATGGCCATATCTGCAACTTCTGCTGCCTTAGCGGTGTCGCCTCCGAGGGACTGGATCAGACTTGCGGAAAAGCCCGTGACAGTTTCCATGTACTCATTGGCGGACATACCCGCCGTTTTAAAGGCATTTGAGGCGTAGTTCTGTACCGTTTGGGAAGCATCACCAAAGAGGGTGTCTACGCCGCCGACCAGCTGCTCAAAGTCAGCGTATGCCTCAATGACTTCTTTACCGAGCTTAACGGCGGCCGCTCCGGCGGCAAGAGCAACAGCACCCATTGCCGCGCCGACACCTTTTAACACTCCGCCCAGCTTTTCAAACTTTCCGCCGGATTTTTCAGCTTCATCGCCCGACTCTTTAAGTTCATCGCCGAGGTCGTCAGCACTATCCGCGGTTTCGTCCAGTTCCCGTTCCATACCATTGAGTTCGGCTTTGGCGTTGTTAAGCTGGACAGCCCAGTTCTGGGTGCGACGGTCATTCTCACCGAAACTGTTGGCGGCATTCTTCAAGGCGGACTCAAGGGTGGCGATTTTGTCCTTCTGGGCATCAATTGCCTTGTTCAGAACCTCATTACGTGCTGCAACCGCCGCTACAGACTTATCCTGCTTGTCAAATTCGGAGGAGACAAGCTTCATCTCACTGCCGAGAACCTTGAAAGACTGGTTGATGTCACGCAGGGCGTTTTTAAATTCCTTTTCACCTTCAAGGCCAATTTTCAAACCAAAATCCGACATAAATCCACCTCCCTTCTAAACGAGTCCGCTTGGAATAATCTCATCAATCCCATACTCACGCTTTGGTTTTGCCAAACCATGAAATTGTTTATAGACCTCCCACTGGTCGAGCAGATGGCCGAGGGGCATCAACCAGACGTCCTGCTCAGAGCGTTGAAGGAGGGACACGCCGTAGAAAATCAGTCGGGCAAACGACTCTTCATCGCTTACCCGACCTTCGCGTTTTTTGACGCGATACCCCCAGCGCCTTCTTCCTCGCTTTCAATATGGCGTTTCGTTCCTTTATACATGGCGTCCATGATTGCATTCTTGTAATTACCCAACTCAAGCGGAGAGGTGAGCAATTCCACAGCTTCCGCTGTAAGCAATTCCTTCTTTTCTGCAGGGTTTTGAAGGTTGTGAATCAGTACCGACTGATTGGCAAGCAGTGTGATGAGCCAAACAATCTCATCAAGCGCCATCTCAAAGTTTTCGGACTTCATCAGCTTTTCTCCTAAATTGGATAGCCCGCCGTACCGTTTGGCGATCTCTTTGGTTGCCTTGGTGGTAAGGAGCATTTCATACTCGGTTTCACCTATTTGTATCATTGCGCTTCTATCATCAGCCATTACTCCTCACCTCCACCGGAAACCGTGAAGACAGGCTCATAAACCTGCGTGTACCAACCAGAAATAATGGAAACAGGTACGCTTGCATCATCCTCATTGACCTCCGCTTTCCACGGATGCTTTCCGTTGCCGTCCGGTTTATTCCTGCGAAGCACAGTCCCTTCCACGGTGGGTGTGGAAAAGGTGATGCTGTCGCCTTTGGTGGTGAGATTGGTCGCTGGGATGCCAAATACCACACGGTAAAGCCAAAAGTATCGGTATTTACCGTTTGCCTTCTTAGCCCGAAAACCCACGGCGACAGGCGTACCGCCGTCCTCGCTGCCGGAAACCACCACATGGTTATCGTCGATTTTTGCCCCAGTCAAATCCTCGGCTGCGGTGATACCGATATCATCGATACCGAGGGAGAGTTTGCCGCTTTTAAATTCCTTCACGATTTCTGCGGGACCGTCGTCCGCGTAAAGGGTCGCTTCTGCAAGTTCGACGGAGAGATCTGCTTTCATCGCTTTTGCCAGTTGAATAGGGGTGCCGTAGGTTTCGATACCGCTTGCATCCTCTGTGATTTTTGCGTAATAGAGCTTGTCCAGCCCGATAGTAGCCATAAAGATTTCCTCCTCAATTTGTTAATTGAACTCGCCATCAGTTAAACTTGGGTCCAGCATCATGCTGGTTGCCACGTCGATGGCGTAATGGTGATAACCGGTATCCGCCTCATATCCGACATACCGGCGATCTGTTATGGTGAACTCAGCTCCCAAAAGAAGCGCTGTTATATATCTTTTTCTCTGGAGATAGTTACCTTTTGAAAAAAGCGAAATCCGCACCTCCGAGATTTCGATTAGGGGAGAATTATCACCAAACAGAGCGAATTCCTCCGTCATCGGGGTCAGCACAAGGTACTCATCTGGTGGGACGCCGGAAAAAACGCCTGTCTCCACGGGAAGAACGGGCGTGAGCAAAGTATTCAGTTTAGACAGTATGCTCATAGGCCATTCACCTCTGATTCAAACTTCGCCTTCATTGCCGACACCGCTGCAGATTTACTTGACGATTTGGCGGACTTCAAGAAAGGCTTAGGCGCTTGCCCATGCTTGCCGTATTCCAGAATGTTGGCGATCTTAGCATTATTGCCGCCATCGCTCCTTGGTTCCGCGAAACCAATCTTGACGTCCCAGCCCGAGCCGTCCCGCTTCTGTTTGGCGGGAGACAGGCCGAGGGAGCGTTCGAGTTCACCTGTAGAGCGGCTTTCTTCCTTGGTACCTTGCCCGACTATAGAGGAGAGGTTGCTCCTAACCTTTGAAAGAACCACCTCGCCGCCCGCTTCCAGCACCTTGGGAATAATCTCATCGGTTTTTTCAGCAAGGCGGGAGAGCCGCTCCTCTAAGTCAGTCGGGAGTTTAATATCAACTTTTGCCATTACTTCACACTCCCTTCAACACGCTCGCACAGGCACTGGACGTACATACCACGTCCCCGCACGTCCTCCGCTGAGATAATGCGGTAACGCTCTGTGTCGCAGACGATGATATGTGTCGTGTCAACGGCAAATCCCGGCACTTTGCGGAAGCGGAATAGTGCGGTCGCCTCAGAGAATGCCGCCATGTTCGCCCAACGCTCCGAGCCATGTTTATCTTCTTTATAGGCACGGACAGAAGCGAGAACGATGTCGCATGTGGTAACAAAACCCTCTGCATCCTTGACCGGGGCGGCGGTGATGATGTCAATCAAGGTGTTCATTTTCCCATAACTCATGCTCACACCCCCCATAATCTGTCGAGCCGTAAAAGAGTGTTGACCGTATTCCATACCTGCTGTCCGGCCTGCACATTATCCGCAAAAAAGCCGCCCGTGCTGCCATCCCTTGATTCATAGAAGTGGGACGATAGCATGATGACAGCCTGCTCTGTAGTAGGCGGCATCTGATGTTCGGTGTAGTAGTTTTCTGCGAGATGCTGATAGCTCTCGGCGTAACTGACAGCGGCGGAGATATACAGTTGCAACAGCTCATCGTCCGCCGTGTGTTCAAGGATGAGATTTGCTTTGACTTTTTCAAGCAGTGTCATGCCGCCACCGTCCTTTCATTATTCTTCTTCCGGTTCTGCGATTACGACAGTGAAGGTCGCTTCGGGATATCCGGATGCCCATAAGGTGAAGACCTTAGGCGTATTTATGATTTCATCGCATTTTAACCACATGACAATATCACCGGCTGAACCACCGACAGCAGCAGCTTCAGCAGCGTCAGCAGCTGTAAGTTGAGATCCGTTGTACTTAACCGCAGTAATGTCTGCAAGCCCTGTGGTAATGAGCATTCCAACCCACTTGTGCGTACCTTGCGCCGGATTGGAACTTGGAAAGGCAATCAACTCAGATACAGGTACAGCTACGGTAATAACACCGTCCTCAATGGTGATTGCTGTGACCTTACCTTGATTGGCGGTCAGATCATCACCGGTTGGGGTAGGTATCTTGGTGACAGAAACATTCCAAGAATCCAGAGTCATAAGCCCTGAATCTTTCAGCTTGAGTAGCAGAGCATTGAAATCGTCCTTGACTCCGGCTACGGTTGTAGCTGTGCTGGTCGCTTGGTTAATAGCAGAAGGAAGCCCCGTTACCGAGGCTCCCTCCTTGATTTCCAGCGTGCCACCGATGACGGTTTTCTCGCCGCCCTGTTCGGTATAGTTCTTTGTGTTATAGCTCATATTGCACCTCCGTTAAGCTTTCTGCTGGAGAACCTTGATAGCCTCCGGCAGAATCAATTTGCCGTCCACACGTTGGGTGGCAACGAAGCCCACCTGTCCGGTGACAGCGAAGAGTTCATTCAGTCGCTTAAACACACGCCCCTGACGGTCGGCT